CCTGTAGGAACTTGCTCAATAAAATAAGGCATAGTTAGTCTTGCTTCTGGATCATCACGCCAAGCGAATAACTGCCAGAGCTAGTGCGAGCATAAAGCCCATCGCCTGGGTCAAGAGTTATCTGCAAAATGTCTGAAGCGTCAACATGGATAGACTGCCCTGCAACTAGAGTTGATCCACCAAGATAAATCAGGCGGTTAGTAGTGTTTTCAAGATTATGGATAGTAGCCCGAACAGGTTGAATATCTGGGACAACAACTTCAACTAAAGCAGTTCCAACAGTAATAGCAGATTGAGTTATAGACATTATTCCCCTGTTTCATAACTTCCCGCAGGAACAGTTGTAGGGTTCTGCAACTGAACTGAAGGCAAACCTGTATGACCAATCTTAGGAAGCCCAAGAACATTTAGAACATCTTCAGGAACAAAACCTAGTGCGATAAGTTTCTGTGCCATATCAACCTTAGTTTCTTCTTCAGTTAGAGAAGCAGCATTGATATTCACATTTGCTAACGGAACACGCAGAACATCTCCGCCTTCAATGCCTTCCATGTTTTCTTTTCTGCGAACTTCATTTACAGAGAACACGCCATTTTGTAGAAGCTTAGAATATCCTTCAATTCGGGTTGCATAATCTCCACGAAGAAGATCGTCAGTATTGAATGATAAGAAAGCAAAATCAGGGAGAAGACTAGAGAAAGCATCTTCCAGTTTCGCCAGCCAAGGTCTAAGTGTATGAACCAAAAATGCTATCTGCTTCTGCTCAATGCTGTTATAGCTCTGCCCACCATTATTCAAACCGATCATATCTGTTGGAACTCTGTAAGCTCTAGCGATATCTTCTACCGCAAGTCTGCGAGAATCTAGCATTTGGGCTTGATCATTAGCAATAGTTGTTGGCTTGAAACTTGCACCGCCAGAAAGAATACCTGTCTTATGTGCTTTACGAAAACTCTTGTGCTGTCTATCAAAGCTTCTTGCAAGGTTCTCTGCCTGTTCCGCTGTCAATGCTCCAGGAACTTCTATGACACCTTGAGTTAGCGTGCCTTGACCAAAGAAGCGGGCAGCGAAACCTTCTAGAGAGATTGCTAAACCAATGTTTTCTTTTAGAGTATCTATCGGAGATCTAGCCCTAAGATCGCCAGCAACCAAGATTGATCCACAAATATGCAGAACATCATCTGTTGTCAAAGTCTTATTTGCTTCGCCTGTATAAGTGAAAAGTTTTTGCCCTAAAGAATTTCTACTCACAGTTACAGCAAGCGGGTTGAGAACCATCATATTTAGAATCTCGCCTTTATCATCTCTAAAGATTCTTATAAAAGCGTTTCCGTCAGTAAGCAAGCTAATCAAAGTTTGCTGCCAAAAAGCTACTGAAGGGATCATTACATCAGGCTTGATAACCCATGCTGGTCTAGGTCTGTAAGGAATAGCAATGCCATCTTTACGGATTAGAGTATCTACAGGTAAAGCAGAAATGGTATCTGAAATAAGAGATACACAAGCCCAAATAGCATTTACTTGCAGAGAAGTGTTGTAATCAACAAAGGCGGCAGATTGAGTTTCATAAGAAGTTATATCTCCTGCACCCCAAATGGATTGAAAAGAAATTGCCCTAGATTCACCAGAAAGATTTCTAAGCATTATTTACCGCCCTTATCTAAAGCCAAACCAAATAGAAGAACCCCTACACCAGCGACCACTAGACCAGCTGGAATAAAGATAAGTGAAACTCCGACAGAAATAACTGCGATACCTGAAGCTTGCAAAATTGTTGCTAACAAATTCATCCTTAGAATACAAAAAATTCTGGAATTGGATCCGATTCTAGTTTAGTGCTTGCTCTATCATATGCGATAACAAAAGCAACAGCAGCGTCAATCTTTCTAGCACTATTGCGGGATTCTTTCACAATCCTTGCACCCATAGCATCAATCTTGAGCATGCAGTTATCCAAATGCCTTGCAAGAAGCGGGTTTCCATCATGGGTCAAAGTTGATTCAGTAACCGCATCAAAGACTTTCTGACAGGCGGGAATCATTCTGCGGGGGCTAGTGGAAGGGAACTCCACGATCGGCAAACCTAAATCTTGAAGCACCGCCATAGATCGTTGCCATCTAAAAGGGTCAAAAGCTATTTCTTTTACAAACCTATACTTCTGGCAAAACATCTTTATCGTTTCTTCAACTTCTAAAGTATCTACACGCCATTCCGCATTATCTGTTGGTTGCTTCTCCCACGCCTTGACTAAAAATACATGGGGCTTATCTTCTTTATTCTTAGGAATAGTAACCCCAACAATCGCTGTTGTATCTCCAGAGAAAGATCCATCAACACCGAGAACTATTTCATCATCAAGCGAAATTTCTTTCACAACTCTAAGGGTTTGCCAACTTCCCGCAGGAAGCCAAGCATTTTGCGAGCTAACCCATTGATTACAACGCTTAGTTCTAAACTCTGCTTCGGGAGTTCTTTTCACCATAGAAACAAAATCATCTGCCGAATTCAAATCTCCATAACCTGGATTAGCTGCAATCCAAGTTGATTCTTCCCTGTGGTCTGCATCTAGTGGGGCTTCCCACCATGCCATATAGAAACTTGGATCGTCTATTTCACCAGAAGCGACTTTACAGCCATACTGATAAAGCTGATAAGCGGTTGAATCTTGTCCTGTTGAATCGGACTTTACCCCGCAAGTAGTCGTTGCAAGCATCATGGGTTGCCTTCTAGAAGCCATAGAAAGTTGCATAACATCCCACATTTTACGATCTTGCAATGCGTGAACTTCGTCAAAAATTACTGCACTCGCATTCAATCCTTCTTTGGAATAACTCTCGGAAGATAGAACACGCCAAACAGATCCAGTTTCTGGAACTTCAATAACATCCCGATAAATATTACAAATTGAAGCAAGTTCAGGTTCTCTCTCAATAATTTTGCGGGCATCTCCAAAAGTAATTCGTGCCTGTTCTTTTTCAGCGGCACAAGAATAAACTTCTCCACCTTCATCACCATTGAAAAGAAACCACAAACCTAATCCAGTCATTAGTGCGGACTTTCCATTTTTACGAGCTTTGCCCCAAAGTGCTGTTCTTTTGGCAAACAAACCATTTTCATCTAAAGCTAAAGTTTCAGTTAGAAGCTGTTCTTGCCAAGGTCTAAGCTTGATAGATTCTCCCGCATTGCCCGCAATAGAATCCTTAGTCAAGGTTACGAAAGTATTTATAAAATCAATCGCATCCGCACCTTTAGAACCATGCTGAAGATCGGTTGGAGTTAGCCACGCTGGCGGCCATGAACTATTTCTTTTCTCCATTAGCCCTTGCTTCTTGTCTTCGTTTCAAAGCTTCCATTTTAGAAATTGCTTTTACTTCAGCAACGCCAAGTCTAGATCTATCTGCGGGGGTAAAACCTAGAAGACTTAGATTGCTAATAATTCTTGAATCAAGTTCTCGCAATGCTCTGCGTTCTCGCCAATCATTATCTTGCATTACTTTTATTCTAAGATTCCAGCGTTCATCAACAAGTTCACAAGTCATTAGCAAAAGTTCCGAATCAGTATTAGGGCTTATCCAAGTCAAGCCTGAACCCCAAACCTTATCCCAAAATTCTCGCCCATATCTTAGAAGCGGTCTAGCAGGATCAGGAACAGCAGAGATAGGTTCTAGAAGTTGGATCGCAGTTGTATCGGGTAAAGCTCGCTTGCCCGGATTACCTAATTTCCGTTTTACTTCGGCAGGTTTAGTTGGTCTTCCAGCGGGCATCAGATGTCTTCTAGAGCAGTTGGCAGGGGTTGAACCTGCACTTCAGCAACGGAATTGCTGTGGCTTACCTTCAAGCCCTCAACTGCATTTGGATATTGCAAAGCTAGTTTAGCAAGTTTTCTTCGCAAATTCTTATCAAGCGGATAGAGATACCTAAACTTTCCTGGCATTGTTCGCTTCGGGGCGAAAGGTCTTTGCGGATGGTGATAAGCGTTTCTTGTATGCATCCATCTTCCGTCTATAAAGTATTCAAC